CAGGAATGTGAATTGAATCACCTTTCTTACCTTTATGAGATAACTTGGTTACTAAATTAGCTAATACAAGATTTGTTTTATAAGCACCGATAACTTCATCCGACCATAGTTCGGGGATGAAGTTATTCGCTACTGCTAGCGTTACGCCATTAGAACCTAATGCCATTTTACTTCTCCTTTATAAATGATTATTTAACCCTACCTTCTGTATACGCTTCTTGAATTTCATCTGCCAGCGATTCATAACGTCTAGGGTCTGTTACCTGTAGATTGATTAAATCAGCTCTACGGTAAACCTTCTTTCCACCTACTGAATCTCCAGAAGAACGTGATTCAGAACTAGTTTGACGTAATACTTTTTCTCTTTTAACTTTTTCTTCAGCTTTTACTTTAGCTGTAGTACCTGCCATATTGATTTGTTTCCATGTAGAAAACAACTCATTAGCAGAATCAAAGTCATAAGAATCAGCAGTACGGAATAGCTCCTGTCTTATCTTGCTTCCTGAAATCCAATCCTTAAAGTCTTGGTCTTGGACTATTTCCGTAAAATCAGGGTGAGCAGACTCTAACTGAGCTGTCTGTAACGCTTGATTTTGTTTGGCTCTAGTCTGTCTAGCCACTACTACATCGGGATGTTGTTCTATAGCTGAGTTAACTGCTTTTGCAGGGTCAGCATAAAACTGGTCCTCGAAGGGAACTGTTTCTTCTATTGGTGGAGCAGTTTTAGTTGCTTGTTGTTGAGTAGATATTAAACTTTCAATGAGTTTCCGTTGTTCTCCAACTTCCATTCCTTGTTTACCTAATACTCTTTCAGCATTTTGATGCATCTCAATAACGTCTTCTAATGATTTACCAGCATACTTCTCAGGAATTGTAACTTCGGGTTGGTCTGCTTCAAGTTGTGCTTCCGCTTGGATAAAATCCTCTTGAGTTTCCTGTTCTATTGTTACGTCTTGATTTTCTGTTACCTGTATTTCACCTAAAGGTGCTTCTTCTACTACTATACTCATTTTGGTCTCCGCCCTATTAGGGTTATGAAGTTATATTAGGTAGAGTCCTATGACTAGGATTGTTCTACCGCTAGTTTAGTTGCATCTTCTAGACTTCTTAACTGTCTTAGTATTTGCAACTGACCCTTAGCGTGCCAAAGGTCTTGTTCACTTTCAATATTGCGTATATCTTCTGCAATACCTTCCGTGCTTTTCATATCAAACATTAAATCTTTCCACCCTTCGGTTTCAAACATGTCTAATCTATCTTTTAAAAACTGTTCGTCAGTTTTTGCCATACTTATTGAATTCTTGTATTGATTGCAGATTTAGCACCAGCTTCTCTAGCTTTAGCTAAGTTAAGTATAGTCTCAGACTTAAGATGGTCCATCTCAGGTATGTTTCTTTGAGTCTCAGACTGTTGATTGCTTATCTCTGCTTTTAATTTATCTAATGTTAAAGCATCTTTCTGTAATTTAATGATTGATTCTTCAACTTGTATCTCATTAGGCATAGCCATAGCAGCTTGAGCTTGATGTAACATTGCTCTTCCTTTCTCTTCTTCAGCTTCTGCTAAAGTTTTTTGAACTTCTGCTTGAGCTTGTTGTATTTGTAAGTCAGTACCTATGTTCTCTAACTCTTGTTGTTGAGGGTCTACTTCTTCACCTTGCATAAGTGCTTGTACAATCTGGTCACGGTTATGAATACTAGAGTTTTGGAATACTGCTAATAGTATTACATTAAAAGCTGGTGAATCTTTAGGTATAGATTGTAACATTGATACCATCTGTTGCATTTCTAATTCTTTTGCCATTATACCCATAGTAGAATAAGGTACAAACTTGTAATCATTAACAGGGTATCTATCTACGTCAAATTGTATCTTTCTCCACATAGACTTTTGTATCATAGGTACAAGGAATGTGTTTTGGAAATTCATTAATGTACGCTTTTGTCTTTTAATAGCAGCTGACTGCACCATAGACATACCACTAGCTGTATCATTACCTGTAGCTGCATCAGTACTACCTGTTCCCATCTGTATCATGTTTTGTAAACTAGCTACTTGTTGGAATGTTGATGGGTCTGTTGTTCCCATGTCTAAAGGCATAATAGCATCTCTAGGAGAACCATTAGTAAGTACAGTTTTACCCGGTCTTACTTCAAACTTAACACCTCTAGGTAGTCTTGTAGCATCGGCAGCCATCATAGGCGTAGTTGTTAAAGCTAATGAATCTATCCTAGCTCTCATTTCTGCATCTAAAGCTTTTTGTGGGTTGTATCCCTTCTCACAAATCCCTCTACCCCAGAACTTATTAGGTACACAATCATGTTGGTAAGATATAAAAGGTCTATCTTCCATAATAAACAAGTTAGGCTCTACTCTAAGTATGTACTCATCATTAACAATAGTAACAACTGCTTCTACTAACTCATCTTTCTTTGTATATTCAAAATCATCCTTGTCAGCATTGGCTTTAAGGAACCTTTTAGGTACTTTACCCCAGTACTCTGTAATCTTAACTGAGTCTGATTCATCTGCTTGTTTTATTTCCGGGTCATACCCAAAGCTAACAGTATCATAACTACCAGTAAGAGGTACATCTCTATAGATACCAGCTTGTATACCTTCTACTACATGGTATCTTGGTTTAATTACTTCATGTGCAACGCCTAATGCCTCATTGATTGAGTTAGCTGATGGGTCGATAAGGAATTCTTTAGGAGATATAGGTTGTATCTTAATATCTATTGATGGGTACTCTACTAATTGTCTTGTAGTAGCACCAGTACCTTCGATAGGTACTTCAGCAGGTGAACGCTCTATGTTTTGCTCTACTATTATCTTACCAATACCAGTACCATAGATAGCACTATTGATAAAGACTTCACATATAGCATCTTTACAGCCTGTCTTTTCTAAATCTTCTTGTAATAGGTTACGTACATACTCCGCATCACTAGGGTCTTGGTCAAGTACGTCATCTTTAATATCAAACCACTTACCACGACCAAATGTTGCTTCCTCTAGCTCTGCTACAGCAGACTCTACAGCTTGTTGTAGTGCAGGTGCTATGATTCTAGACTTTTCAGAGCTACGAGTCTTGTCTTGTTCTAGCCAGATACCACGCCAAAGCCTATAATACTCATCCCACATCCTAACATAGTTTTGGTCTCTATGAGAGCGCCAGCTTTCTAGTCTATAAGACAGCCATCCAGCTAAAGCTTGGTATTTAGTTTCTTTATCATCAAACATCTATAGAAATAGCTCCACTAACGTAGGTATAGCTGCGGAGTATAGCACATTTTAGGTAGTTACGTAGAAGTATTTGTTAAATTACCTAATATCCGGCTATATCGTCCATAGGTTCCCACTCATCTTCCATATCTATAGAGTATGCGAAGTCTGCTATAGACACTTGGTCTATATAAGCAAGAGCATCCAGTAAATCGTCATGTGAAAGGTGATTAGGAAAGTCTAACATCTGTGATGTAAAGTGTTTCCACTCTCTATCTTCATTAAAGCTTATTTGTCCATGCTCCATCCTACCTTGTAGCGACCATGTTATACGTTCTGTCTTCTTTTTACCACCATGTCGTAGTTCATCTATATGTACAAACCTATTTTCACTTCTCATCTCATCTTCTAGGTAAGGCATAATAGCATTTTTTAAAGAACCAGTCTCTATACCTACAGTTGTAGCTTCACATATCTCAGCAGCTTTAAGAATCTTAGTAGCTGTCTCTTTAATACCCCATCTTCCATGTAGTATGTCTTTAACCCACCACTTATCTCTATCTATCTTTACAATAGCTATAGCTGTTTCATCTAATTTAGAACCTTTTAGTCCTCTTTCTTTTTCTACAGCTTCAAAACCTGCTGGGTCTACAGCTATAACGTAATGTCCTTCTTCTGGTTCTTTCCCTGTATGAAACCATTCCTCTTTAAAGATACCACCAGAGAAAGTTTCAAAGCTTGCTTCAAATTCTTGTCTAAATGCCATAGAAGACATAGACCTTCTAGCAGCATCTATCTCATCCGCAGCTATATAAGGATTATCTTTAGAGTTAAATGAGAAAGACTCCCAGTCTTCTTCTTTTTCTGCTTCTTTATATAAGTCATAGAAATGATTTTTACCAGCAGGTGTACCTATAAACAAAGCTTCACCTCTCACGTCAGCCAAAGTGGGTCTTAATATCTGTTCCCATACAATAGGCTTCATAGAAGCATATTCATCTAAAACAACATATGCAAGTCCTACGCCTCTTAGAGTATCTGGTCGGTCACTGCCCTTAAGGTATATCTTTCTACCATTAATTAAAGTAAGCCTAGCTGTGTTTTCGTAGGCATCCTTTATAACGTCAGCTCCTAGCTCTTTCAACATACTCCACATAATATCTTTAGACTGTTGAAACGTAGGACCAACATAAAATACATCTTTACTTTCTGATTGTAATGCTTTTATTAATAGAATCCAAGCAGCTAATCTAGACTTACCAAAACGTCTACCAGCAGCTACTATCTTAAATCTTGCTTTTGAATTAAATATTTCTAACTGAGCTGGGTGTAACTCAACATTAATCTCTGCCATTTAACCTTTCTGAACGAGTAGCGTAATTTTTAAACACCTTCTCTTTTATTAAATACAAAGACTTTCCTTTAAAGTCTCCCGGTATAGGAGCAAATTCTCTAGCTTCTATACTATTATCTTTAATACACTTTTTTATATCTTCTGGTTTAATCCAGTAGAGATTACACTTAGTAATATAAACCCACCACGCTGCTTTAGTTGTCTCAATACCTGAAGGTCTATCCCCATACTTATTCTCTATAACTACATTACCTGTCTTATGAGCAGCTCTATCACTTTTAACTTCTACTCCTATACCTTTCTCGGGTACAAAAATATCCCACTCTTTACAATAACCTTCTACTTTATAAGCTTTAGGATATTTAAAGTGCAGCTTTTTTAATACTAAATATTCACCTTCTTCACCGAAGGCTAAATCACTATGGAAGCTCATCTGCTACTTCTGCTAATACTGCATCCTCAGATTTACTACGTACCTGCTTTGGTTTAGTTTTTTTGGCTTGTTCTACGATTTGTTCTGTAGTACCAACATTGATAATTACACCACCCTCATGTTTCCTATGGTTAATCTCAACAGCTTTGGTTTGAGGAACGATTCTATCTATACACATCTTTAAACAGTGAACGTCACCTTTTAAAGCTCTATCTATAATAACCTGAACTATCTCAGGTCCTCGTTCTGTTAGAAGTTCTCTGGACAGAATAGTCCATTTGTTCATACTACCCTTAGGTCTCCCATTAGGGTTAAGTGGCTCCATCCCTTTATACAACTTAGGATTACCTTTATTATTCTTTCTTTTATCGTGTTCAGTCATAACTTAATACATTAAGGAAAACTGAAGTATAACATACTTAGGTTACACGTATGTTAGTATTTAAATAAATTATCCAAGTGACTACCTGCTTGTTGTACTAGGCTCACGTATGTATCTTAAGTAGCGAATCTAGGTTTTAGTTTAGCATACTTTTCCTGCTTTGTAAACCTCTATCAACTGTTATTACCAAATCTAATATTAACTAATACTTTGTACACCCCGATAGTCCAGAATTAGCTCTCGTCTACAAGTGATTCTTTATATTATAGTATGGAGTCAGCTCACGGGTCCCCCCGTATGAGTTTGAGCATCGCTAGTAAACTGATGTTGACCATAGTTTGACAGTAGTCCTCAAGAGTTGATGTAAAAGAGAGTGTGATAGTGACTATAGTACACTTGTGTATACATATAAATAATTCAAGACAATCCTGTCTTAGTGAAAAGCAAAACAGATTGTAATAGATTGTACTAGCAACGCAAGCCACAAAGCACAAAGCCTAACCAGCGCAAGAAGAAGAACAGTGGTGTTGATAGTTTATCTTAGTGCGCTGCTAAGGTTCTATGGCTATGGTCAAAGTGTACTGAACACTTTGAAACACCATAACCATATAATTTAAACTGTTGGGACAGTTGTCACTTTGAGTAAAGCTTTGTTGTCTGCTTTATATCGTGTGGTGCTGGTTGTTCCTTAATACTACTACTCTCTGAACTGTCCTATAATAGCATAGGTAACGGATTGCTTGAATGGCTCAAGACAATCCTATAACGCTCTTGTCAAGAGCTTGGACTTTAGAAGAAACGAAAGTCCTTGACAAGCGTTACTTACGCCTATGCTATTAAGAGCCTGTTCAGTGAGTATACATGGACATAATCTAACTATAAGGAAATAATATGTTAAATAAAATGACTGTTAAGATAATGAACATCTCAATAGCAAAAGAGATGAAGACAATTATAAGACTTAAGAGGGTTATAACAAAGCCTGCTCGCAGGCAGGAATTAGATAATCTTTTTAATGAATGTCTACAAACTTTTATAACAATAAACCAAGGAGCTAAGTAATGAAAAAGGAACTAACTAAAATACTAAGTGATAAGAACTTCACTAAAGATAA